CTTTTGGATCAGCAGTTCATGAAGTGTGCGAAAAAGCTGTGCTTAAACAAATAAAAACTGATACAGATTCTTTAAAATCTTGTTTTTCAAATGCTTTTTTAAAAGAGCTTACTGATCTAAATGATAAAAAAGTAAAATTAGATAAAAAACTAGTTTCACAGATGCGCGTTCAAGTTGATGGTTTGTTAGAATATGTGATTCCACAACTAAAAAATACTTTTAAAAATTATGAAGTTATATCAGCAGAGGAGAGGTTATTTGAAGATCTAGACTCTAGTGATAAAAAATATAAAGGTTACATTGATCTAGTATTAAAAACTCAAGATGGAAGATATCATATTATCGACTGGAAAACTTGTTCTTGGGGCTGGGATTCTAGAAGAAAAACTGAAAAAATAGTTACCTATCAGCTGTCACTTTACAAATACTTTTTTGGTAAAAAGCACAATGTCGATTTAAAAAATATATCAACACACTTTGCTTTACTCAAGAGAACAGCAAAAAGTAACAGAGTAGAAATATTTGAAGTTGCTAACGGTGAGAAAAAGGTACAAAATTCTCTTAAATTATTAGACAAAGCGATTTATAATATAAAAAATGATAATTTTATTAAGAATAAATTATCTTGCACAGCTGGCTATGGTTGTGAATTTTATAACACAAAATTTTGCAGTAGGTAAACATGAAAGATAAATTAAAGGTGTTTGTTATAGCAGACCACCCTTATTCACCTTCGGGTGTTGGTACTCAAACAAGGTATATGATTGAAGGGCTCTTAGAAACAGGAGAGTATTCTTTCGTTTGTTTTGGAGGTGCGATAAAGCACAAAGATTATAACCCACAAAAATTTGATAAATGGGGTGATGATTTAATTGTATATCCAGTCGATGGTTATGGAACTGCCGATGCAGTTAGATCAGTTATTAGAACTGAAAAACCT